TGAAAGCGTCTTGTAATTGATGAGGTATTGGTTGGATGCGGACGGATAAAGACCCGTTGTCGTATCCGCAGGGCTTCCTCCTTCGTAGTGGACTTTGTTGTTACCACCGCTTGGTGCAACATAGATAGTGTAAATGGCTTCCTCGTTGGCTGATAGAGCAAGCGCGCCTGTGCCGTGTGCGCCGCTGTTGAGGTCAAGCGTGACGGTGTTACCAACACCTCCACCAAACTCGTAAAGCGCGCCGTCAAGCACAACAAATCCACCGCTCACCGTAAGCGTGCTGGATGATGCACGCACCATTGAACCGGGTTGGTTGCCGCTGTTTGTTTCGTTGCGCGTAGAGCCGAAGGCTCCGTCTTGATACCGAAGAATGCCATTGCCATGCACACCCTGCATCATGTTTGTCAGCGTCGTTGGTGAAAGTGAATCACCGTCTCGTAGTCCGTCTTCGCCGAGCGTGTTCTGCGCGGCGGTATGCCCTGCTATGTTATCTGTTGCCATCACGACACCTCCAAAATAAATGAGAAGCGCACCTCGTTCTCCGCGCTCTTTGTGAGTGAATGAATGTCAGCGCGATACACAGGGACGAACTCTCCCGTAGACGCGTCTTTGTATTGCAGGTAGACCTCTTGGATGGGTTTGGCGAAGACATGTGATGCGTTCAGCACACCTTCCACGAGGATGCTGGTGTCGTCAATGATTTGCACACGAGGCACAATGCGCGCCAGCGTGCGCGCACCGCCGTCTTCGGATGTAGCGATGGTTCCGTCGCTACCAACATGCAACTCGTTGACAAGCGTTGCGAGGTGTTCAACCAAGCGTCTCTTGACAGCGTTGAGCATTGGCATCAAATCTTCCTCCGTATCTTCCGTCCTTTGACCGTTCTCATTTCGTGTGCGCGTGGGCGTAGCATTCGCATCTCCGTGATGGTTGCGGGTATTGCGGCCCCGCTAATCAGCGTTACGCCTGTAAAGGTGGTGGCTGTTTTCGCGCTGTAAGAAACGAATGATTGGTCGTCAAGGATGAGGTGTCCACTATCGGCAAAACCATCGGTGCTGGAAACTGTGATAGCCCCCGCCGTATGTGTGCCGTTGATGCGCTTCGTGACACCAAACCCAAGCGCAGACCGACCTGCACCGTATCCGCTGTTGCGATGGGCCAGCAACATACCAGCGTGTTTATCGGGTTTGGTGTCAAGCGCGCTTGTTCGCAAACGCGTCAGTTTGGTAATCACCGGTCGCACGCGTAGCACACCGCGCACTTTGAGTTGTGAACTTCCAACACCGCTTTTGTTGATGGTTACCACTTGCTGACTACGGTCTGCTTCACCTCTTTCGTCGTCTACATCTGCGCTATCACCGAAGGCGTTGATAACTGCTTCAAGACCGGCTTCGTAAGAAATCAACTGAAAGTTTGAAGTCCCGTCCGACTTGTGTTCCAACTCAACAATGGCTTGTTTTATTTTTCCAATTGCGGAATCGTAGTTGACAACATCACCCGGCTCTAAGTCCCAAGACTGTGCGTGCATGTTAGATTGCAACGCACCCTGCGCTTTTTTGTTTAACCGCAACAATTGATTCGCGCTTGTTCGTGCTTTGGTTTCGTTGTTTGCTGTGGGGTCTTTGACCTTCATCTGCTTGATGGAGCCTTGTCGCTTTTGCGCTTCGCTGTCATCTACTTCTACGCTGATAGCATCGTTCAAAGCAATGCCGTTTCCACGCACAATAATACGATTTGCAACATCGGTGATTGGGTCCACTTTCGTTTTTCCAACACCGCGCTGAACACCCAACTCTCGGTCTTTGTTGTTGAAGATTTTAGGCGCGTAAATGAAGTTACCAAAACGGTCGTAATACATGACGAAGTGGTCGTGGCGACCGACATACCGAATGGCCGTCGGTAGAACGGTTGAGTTGAAGTTTTGTGCAACAAACAATGTGCTGTTACCTTTTGCTTCCACGCTGTTTAATCCATGCAACGCTTTTGTGAACAATTTTTCTACCAAATCGGTGCTACGCAAACCAACGCTAATTGTTTGACCAGCGTGAACATAACTCGTGTCTCCCATTTGCAAGTCGGCCAATGTGCGCCCTTTCATGTTGTTCAGTTGAACTTGCGCGCCTTTGGTTGATGATGCGATACCCTGTGTTCGCAAACGAAGTGTTGGGTCGTCAGCGTCAATCAACAACATAGGGCGAGATGAAGAAGGATTCACTTGTTCACCGTTGAAAAAAGGAGCGTCCTCATGAGTTGTATGCGCGATTCTTACCGACGATTGTTCCTCGCTAACGCGATAACGGCGAGGATGAGTGGATTGAAAGTCGCGCTGATTTGGTTTGCTTACTTGCGTTGTTTTGCCGTTACTTTGTGTAGTTTCGTAAACGACATGGTGGATGGCGTTATCAACAAAAGTTGGTTTTTCTGCAATCGCACCAACTTCCTTGTGAACTTCCTTCGCGCGTCCAAGTCGTTGACCTGCGTATGAAGCGTTGGTTGGTGACGGCACGCTGAATGTCATGCACCCACCCCGTTGTCTGTTCGGTCACCTTCGCTATCGTGGTCGCTTGTGTTGAGATTATCACCAGCGTAAAGAGATTGAGTGAAGCGAGGTTGGACGGTAAAGTTGTGTCGGACGAAGGTGTCTTTCTCATCCTTGACCGATTGCCTTCGCGACGCGTCGCCTCGGAAATGTTGAAGTGTGTTGTTACTTACAATCATGCGTGCTACCGGTTGAGAAGCCAGCGTTGTAAAATCACTCGCTTCACTACCGGGGATTTTGGGTCCGTTGCTGGCTGGGTCACTCGTTGAAATCGTAAGGTCAAACAGGTAAACAGGCGCGTAAGGTGGGTTGGTTGGTGTAGGGTTGGTGTTGCGCATATAGGATGAACCCACCGACGCCGCCCTTGCGTTAGGCGCGTCGTAAACAAACACACCGTAGCGACCGGCGGCGGTGGCTGACAACACATGCGTGGTATCATCGCGGAACAATTCAATGTGTTGGTTGTCAAGAACTCGCACAGGGCGAACAAGGAACTTGATGGTTGTGTCTTTCGTGTTGGTTTTGTAAGAAGTAGAGTCATGGTCATTGGTTTGATACGGGTTGGTCGTCACGCCACTCGCTGAACCCCAACCGAAATCGTTGATAGATTCACCATCGGATGAAACCTCCATGATGTAAGTGCCGCCGAGTGGAGGAATACCATGCGTAGTTCCGAACTTCAAAACCTGCTTGGCTGATGAAAGGTTGAGCGTGTGGAGGTTGAGGTTGTCAACCGCGCGGTTTGCTGTGTTAACACCACCCGCGAGGATAAAGCGTTGTCCAACCTGTCGGTCGGTGTGAACGCTGTTTGCTTCGGTGCTGGCGACAACATATCGTGGCGACATCTGTCCATCATTTTCAACAACACTCATGCCATCAATTCCAATACGCGGTTTTGATTTTGCAATCGGTTCTTGCATGAAAGTGAAGTTTGATTTTTCAACATTGGTTCCAACATTTGCTTCGCGCTTAAGCAACCCGTCATCACCTGCGAGTTCCAACTTTGCGCTAATTCCACGAGCCACTTCGTAAGATTCCAATTGAACATTTGAAGGGCGCAAAAAGCCACTCATGAACGGCGGCTCGCTGGTGTGATGAGAAAGCACCAATCCGAACGGACGCATGTCTTCGGACACATCTTGGAGAATGTCTTCGTTGAAGTAAGTAGGATAGCGCACACCGCGTCCGTCTCCACGGTCGCCTACACGCTTGGCTGTGGCAGGGTCAAAGAAGTTGATTTGACTTTCAGCCAATTGCATACCCGCCGTTGAGGAATACATGGCTTCGGCACTCTTGGTTCTGTCCGTCGCGCGATATGCGTCTTCGGGGTCCCACGATGGTCGGATACCAAACCCGCGCACAGGGAAACGACGAACCTCTTCACCGGTTGTGTTGCCCCACCAATCAATCATGTAGTGCGCTTGAGCCAATGCGAGGTTTACCCGTTGGTCATCCACATCAGTTCCGGCTTTGTGTCCAGCCGGAAGGTCCGCATGAAACTTGCGGAGAGCAGTTGTCGGGTTGCGTATGTTGCGCACCGCGCAACCAAACCCTTTCGTCATTCGGCGACCATCGCTGTATCGCACCTGTTGGAACTTAAGGTCGCTACCGATAAGCGCGGATGCGTTGGTTTGCCGTTCAATAATACCAACATAATTGGCGGCGGTGTCCTTGGTCGTGAAACTGTTCGCACTTCCGTTTTGCACATTGGTGAGCGTTGTTGCACTTTGACTGCTTATGAACGGACCTTCGGCTTGGAAGTGATAATAGATATGCGGGTCGCGCAATGCTTGATTGCTTTTGATAGCCCAACGAGGTCGGTTGTAAGGTTGACGAACAGATATACGATAGCCCCACCCTGCTTGCTTATGCACGCTTTTGGTAAACAGCGTGTCGGTGATTGTCTCTACATCACCATTGGTAATAACAAGACCGTCAGCGTCCGATACCTGCTTGATGTTGTTGTCATCCCACTTGTCGCGCCAACCGGGTGCGGCTGTGCCGTAAAGCGAAAGCGAACTCATTTGCGCACCAAAGCGATGACCACCCGGCCAAAATGCACCGAGGTTGTATTTGCGCGACTTTCCGTCTGTCCCTGCTTGATTGGTGAGTGCGGCCACAGAATAAGTGTCAGCGATTGAACCGTCTACATTGCTCGGTGATTTCATTCGGAACTTGAACGGGCCGTCGCTCATGGCGTAGGTGAACTCGTGGTAGTGAATCATCTCGTAGTGTTCGGGCGCGTGGTTGTAGGCTTTCTTGTCAACCGCCGCATCACCTTTGTTGGTTCGGCTGTCCGAGAACCATGTCATCGGACGACCGAGGTTGTAGTGCCATAGGCAAAGGTATGCGTCGGGCAAATGTAGGCTGTTGGTGTCGCGCGTTCCGGACAGCAGTTGTGGCAAGTTGCGCGTAGCAACACTCGCTTGTGATTTGTTGTAGACTTCACCAGCACCGAGGTTGTTGAACTTGGATTTAATGCGAACGGTTGCACCTTGAACAGCCGCGGTCCAAAATCCACTTGTGATGGCTGTCACGCCATTGAAAACAACAGGACCACTTGTGCTAAGACCGCTGATGTAGCCGCGGTCTTCGTATGAAGCAGTTTGCTCTACACCGTCCTCATCAACGATAACAAGGTGTTGCGCGTAATAGTCAGCACCAGCAACAGGGAAGAGATTGTTGTTGCGCACATACAGTTTGCTTAATCCTTGATTGCCGTTTTCAACAACAGCAACAGGAGTCATTGAAGTGAGGTATTCGGTGTAAACATCAAGGTAGTGGGAAGGATAACCAAGCATCGTCGTCTGCGTGCCTACACCACCGAGCGTTGAGCGACAAAAGAGGTAGTAGTCGTCGGGATGATAGTGTTGCGAGCCTTTCCACGGTGCAGTTGCCGAAAAAATCGTAGAAGAAGCAAGCGCGGCACTCCACCACGGAACGGTCACGGTGTGGCCCGGTGTTGAGCGGTGGAACATGTTTGGATGATACGGCAGACTGCGACGCGTAAATGCACCCGAAGAGGTAGCGTTGACACCGAATGGGTTGCTCAATCCGAGTGTTGGAATGTTGGTGAATTGTTCGCGCGTTGATGGGTCAATGTCCAAAATAACTTCGTTGAGGTAGATTTCACAACCGCGCACATCAGCCATTGTTGCTTCGGAAAGAATGAGGTCGCGGTCTTGCATAGCGACGACCGTAGCAAACAGTTGGTCGGTGAGTGTGCGCACCGTTGGGTTTGTGCCGCCGGGGTCTTCGGGAGCATCGGTTGAAGCGAAGGTTGTGTTTTCATTGTTCCCCATGAATTGTTTGCTGAACAGGTTGGGTTGGATAACAATTTGATATGCGCCTACTTCTGCTGGGTCGGGAAAATGGAAGGCGGTGTTGTAGTTGGTTCCGCTTTCAAGTTGAATGCGATGACCACCAACGGCGTTGCACGATGCGCTGTCATCTGCGACACCGTATCCATCAAAGCGCAACTTGGTTTCAGTCAACAGCGTGAATCCATCACCGTGAATATCGCTTGGTGGGTTAGACGCGGTTGTTCCCGAAAACCACACAAGCGGGTTGGCAATGGTCTTGGTTGTGTCGTAGTCGGTTGCACCAAAGCATGCGCGGTTTGCTTGGTAGATTTGTTGATAGAGTGGGTGTGCGAGATGGCCGGGGAGCATCGCCATCGTCGGCATGACATAGTGGTGTCCCATGCGCGGCAAAGGCATGGGTGTCAGTTTGTTAGCCGCGCGCACCAAAGTTGCTGGGCTTGTCCCAGCGGCGAGCGAAGTCCAATCGGTGTGTGCTTTGTCGGGGCTGTTTCCACTCACTTCGGCGTGGTCACGCAATCTGCGCGCCGCAAACTGTCGTGTGGACCCAGCAGGAATGTAGTAAGACGGTTTGATGGCGTCGTCTTCTTTGGCTGTAAAATCGGGCGCGAAGACAACACCTGTAAATTGCTTGCCGCTCACATTGGTGAAAGACGCAATCGTTCCATTGACTGAAAGGAAGTAGCGTCCATCCGGTGTTGCATCCTGTTTCCAAATGTCAGCGGTGATGGTTTCTTTCGCGGTGATGGTGTCTGTCCCTACTTCGTCAATTGTAAGACGGTTAAGCGTCATGGTGTTGTTGACAATGCGCAATGGTTCGCGTTCTGTGTAGGTGTAGCCCATCTTGGTGATGTGGAAATACAACGCGCGGTCGTGAGGCTCGTATGCGGTTTCAAGAATGTTGGTTGATTGCAACGCGTTGTTGCTGTCGGGGAAGTTGTTTGGGTTTTGGTTGATGTGTTCGTAGCCATCCTGTTCCCAAAACGGTTCTGTTCGCGGTCGGTCGCTGTCCGATTCAAACGCTTGAGACACACCACTTACCGGTTGACTTGGGTGTTGCAACCCGCCACCACCCAGCGTTTCATGCTGGTAGGCTTGTAGACGGTCAAAACCAGCGCGCACAAGAATGTTGCCGGGGATGTCATCGTGATTCGGCAACTGAATGCGCATGTTAGGAGAAACGCCCGAACCTGCGAGTGCGGGTGCAAGACCTTCGTTTTCTCGGTCATGCACCATTTCGTAGTCGCGAACAACAACACCCAGCGGTGAACCACCGGTCAGTCGGTGTTGTTGACCCGTATCATCAACAACTGTGATTTCGGTGAATTGGATTTCTTCATTCGGTATATTAAGCGCGTTTCGGACTTCGTAGGGATATTGTTCAGCGAGTGCTGGATGAGCCAACTCTTGTGCTTGAATAATTGGATACATCGCCGCGTTTGTTGTTTCAAACGAAAAGCGCACATTGCCGTAGATGGTTTCACCAAAGCGAATGTATTCCGACCCAACCTTGTGAATCTGCCACGGCATTGAACCAAGCCCTCGCGCGTTTTGAGCAGGGAGTGTAAGGTTGCCTCCACCCATTCGCTTCCAAACAACATGCTCGGCAAAGAAGTTGCGTGCGGCTAATCGTCCTTTGTAGTGCGCGTAAATGTTATCGCGATGTGTTGAATAAGTGTCGTAGCCCGTGTTTTCAGTCTTGGCCGTTTCCGAATCAAAGAGGTTGTCATTTGGATAGTGCGCGTTATTAGGATTCTCGGTCTTATCAAAGAACAAATCACCGGTAGGGTAGAGGCAGGTTTCAGCCTGTGCGAGTTGTGAAGCGGTAGCCGCCGCTGTTGTCCACAATGGATTTGCGTCCGTTGGTTCAGTCATGGTGGTGTCGTGCATTGCTTCTACATGCGGTCCAGCATTTGATTCAGCGTTGTAGCGGTCGTTGTTGAAACGGTCGTTGTGATACGCTGTGATGGTCCCGCCCTGCGTCCCTCCCCACTTGAGTTGAAGCATGTCTCCGCAGGTTTGTTGTCCGTTGCGCGCGGCTTTAGCAATGATAGGCAGGTCGCCTTCGTAAGAAATAACAACAAAGTGTCGTTGATGCATTCCGACTGCATTGTGCGTGCTGGTTTTTGGTTCCCAAATGTAGTCGCCGTTTTCCAACTCTCCACCTTCTGCTAAACGCAAAACCCACTCCATTGATTGAGGGTTATGACATGCGGTAGCCGCGCCGTAAGGTGTAAAGCCCAACATTGGATGCCACGCGCCAAGACCAGCCGCAACTTTGTTGCTGATGTTGAGACTGTTGAGGTAGGAATAACGCTCACCATGCCAGCCAACAGCACCAACCGCGCGTGTTCGGTCTATGGCATCAACAACGCCGTTGAAGTGGACTTGTGTTGACGCATAATGGTCAAACGGACTGTTTGACATTTGCCCCGACGAGGTTGCTCCTGTGGCTCGCGTTGTATCAACAGCATTTTGGAAACCGTTATCCCAGCGCAAATTGCCAGCCTTTGACCAAACAAACACTTTGTGACCTTCTCCTGTTACGCTGGTTACATCACCTGTTCCGCTAAGGCTTGGTTGCTCCAATCGGTTTTGTCCATTTCGGAAGTTTGCACCAAGAACAAATGTGCCTTGTGTTACATCGTAGTTTGAATAATACCCGTAGTAGGAGTTGGTTCCGTTGCTTACGCGTATCCAACCGTTTTCGGGTAGCGTCATGGGGAGAGCCGTTGCTACGGAGACGAGTCCACCGCTGGCGGCATCGGTGTAAGTGCCGAGGTTACCAACATCAATCCAACCGTAGCGGTCTTGCCGTTGCGCGTCTTGGAATGATGGAAGGAACGAGCCGCCGAGAGCCTTGAGGTTAGCGCGACCGGGCCATGTGTTGATTGCGGCGGCAACAACTGCACCCAACTCTTCGCTATTTTGACAGCGCGTTGCATCAATTAAGAATACATCATCCGGAACATCAGCATCCAAGTCATGGTCGTAGTCTGTCAATACTTGAGAACCGACTCGGAACATTGTAGCATTGAGTCCAAGTCGGTCAATGTATTGCACCGCCGCGTTTGCTGAATTAACCAGCGTGGCCGTAACAGGGTGTGGTGGGTTTTTGCGCACGCTGTTATCAAACCATGAACCACCAGCGGTGTAGCCACCGTCAAGGTGGAAAATGAGTTTGTCTTCACGGAAATTGCTATGCGATGTTGGAAATCGCGCAACTACGGCATAGTGAGAATATGGGTGACCGTATTCGTTAGCCGCGCTTTGCAATACCGAGTTTGCACCAAAAAAGTGACTGCTGACATAACGCGCTTCAGTAGAAACAGTTTGATTAAACGCGCTGTTTGGTGAACCATACGAGGGTTCCCAATGACGGAATGTTTCGTATGGGAATACATTGTTTGCTCCGTATGCGTTTGTCGGTGGTAAAAACTCATCATTCGCGCCATTGAGTGTGCCGTTGCTTAATTCGTTAGGAAGGAAATAACCCGACTCATTGCCTTGATTGAAAGTTGTAGCCATCACACCATCAAGAGAACAGTATTTTTTCCACGCGGCAATCCATTTTGCAGACGGCTCAACCGAAGTTGTTACGCTTGCGTTTTCACCACTCCAATGTTTGGGAACTGCTTGACCCGGACCAAATATCATGTAGGCAACGCTATTGGTTGAATCTGTGTAACGCGCGTATGGATGAGCAAAGCGAAGCACAACAGGAGTTGGTTGCGCGATGTTGACATTTGTGTAGGTTGTGTTAGGGATGGTGTGTGTGTTGGTGTTGCCGTCAATGTCGGTGTTAAGAATAGCGTCTTGGTTAGCAAAAGGCGGTGTTGGTTCTCCGCGATGTTGATTTGCAAGAATGGTAGCAGGGAACATAGCAAACAATGCGGTAGTGTCAAGAAGCGCATAGGCTCCCATTTTTTCTCCGATGTCTTGCAGACCAGCACTTCCTGTTGGACCACTTGAGTAGGGATGTTTGTTGTGTGTGCTATAATCTACCCGCGACCCGTCGTTGATGTCCATAACAACACCGCTAAACCCTCCACCGAAGTAAAGCGGCACATGGTGGTCAATGCTGTCCTGCGCGCCTCGGAAGTAAAGCAACGGGTTGCCTTTTCTGTTTGCGCGCAGACGCAACCCTTGAATGTCATTGACAAACTTGAATGGTTGAAGAATTGCATCCTCCACGAGTTTGTTTTCAAAATCACCCTTACTATCATCATGATGCCATGCAAGCAAGTGACGCGCAACATTGGTTGGGTCATCCATACTGCTAATTGCGGCGCAATGAATGTAGGTATCTTCGTCAATTTCCATGCGTTTAAACGGCGACCATGAACCATCAAGCGTAGTTCCGCTTGCGCTACCACCAAACTCGTATGAGTTCTCTTTGTTGAGGTTGCTACCGCTGGCATCAACATGTTGCAATTGCCACGCCATTTGACGACCAACGACGGCAAAATGATGCGGGTCACGCATTTGGATTTGATAGGTGTCGTATTCGCTACCAGCCGGTAGGTTGACTCCGTTGGTTGGGGGGTCAATTTCGTAGGTTGCGGCTTCAAGCGAAGGTGTGATGTGGTCGCCTTCATACCGCGTGTATTTATCACCACGCAAATGCTTCTGCCAATCGTCCGTAGGCACAGCGTTGTTGGTTTGGTCAATGAGAATCGGTGTTGCTGTGTTTGCATTGCTTCCTTTGTAGCGTGTAGCAATGCTGAGAAGCGTGTAAGGGATGTAACCAACCTCATCCATGTCTTCACCTACGCCATTTACAAGAAGACCACCGAATTGTCCTCCCGAACCAAAAGAAGCGGAGATAGCATCGTGTTCTTGATTGCTGGCTTGCAAACCCCAATCGCGCGATAAAGAAGCGGAAAACAATTTGTTCAACGGTATGATTTCTTTGTCGCTATTGAACTTGGTGATTTTGATAGCAGTCTGTGCGGCTTCACCCATGACTTCACCGTAAGTGCGACCGTCGGGTGCGCGCAAGTGTGAACAGTCAAAGTATTGGTTGTCTTCGTTTGGGTCTGCTGTGAAAGCGAAAGCGGTTGCCGCGGCAATCAATTCGTCGGTCACAATGGTTGTTTGGTTGAGGTGAGGACTGATAATAACAGGAGCGCGTGTGTCGGACACGCTGGTGGGTCCACATTTGTCTTGGCTGTTGAACCAAGTTGCAACCATTGAATCTGCATCTACACCTTCAACGCCGTGGAAAGTGTGTGGCCCACCGCGACCATTGTGTGTGCGCGAAGTGTAAGAGAAAACCAAACCAACTTTGTCGTATTGACTTCTTGATGAAGGAATAGCCAACCAAACCAACCCACTATCGGGGAAGCCCATCCAACCCAACACATCGTCAACATCCGGTAGTTGATGCCAAATACCGCCGTTATGATAGCCGTAGCCGCTCGCATCGTGGATACCCAGCGTGTTGTTCGCCATTGCTGTATCCATCGTGACAGCGTATCCAGCGTTAGGTGTGTAGACGCCACGCCATTTGTTGCCACGCCAATTGTAGTTTGTTGTGCCGGAATAGAAGAACGGTGTTCCATCACCACCTTTGCCCCACATGTTTGCACCGATGGTGAAACCGCCTTGTGCTATATCGCGGTCGTCAAAATGAATGAGCGTTTCTTCATCAATTGTGTTTGGCATAACCGAGTTGCGATGCGAAAATGACTCACCCGCGCGTCGGTAGATGTAGCGAAGGATGTGAGACTTCCCGCGATGGTCAACCATTTTCAATCCGTAAAGTGGTTGAGTTCCAACTGACGCGTCTTTGACTTCTGTTGTTGGAACATACGGGTTGTATGTTTCAAAATAGGTTTCGCCTGTGGCGAGATAGTTGCCGTAAACCGAAGAAACAAAGCGTCCAGCCCCCTTCCCGTCTTCACCAAAACCCCAATCGCCAGCATCGGGCGCAAAGCCGGGAACACCTGCGGCAACGATACCGCCAAAGTTTACTCTTGCGCGTGCATAACTGCCGGTTTGCAATCCTTCACGGATAGTGAACTTTTGACCACCGTTTTCAAACGACTCCATTGCGCCTGTGTTTGAAGCGCGTCCTGTGGTTGTTCCTGTGTTGGGTGTTTCAAACCCTTCCGCGCTGTTGAAGTTGGTGGCGTATCCGAGGTGAAGGTTGGTGAAAAACTCGTCCGAGTCTTCATCCAATGCTACATATTCGCGTAAAGTTGTGATGGGCGCAAACGGTTTGCCGTTTTTGTCAATCGGCATGGGTGCAGGGTGCATGTTTTCACCTGCAATTTCGGGTGGCGCGCAGTAAAAATTGCGGAAACGACCACCATGACCGATGAGGAATTGCGGTTTGTATTCTGCCTGTGCTTTGCTGTTGTCAAGCCACGCGCAAAAATTGCGGCTGGTTGCACCGGGAACGGTGCTGTGAACAACGATGCTGTATCCCTCATTGCCGTTTGCATCCTCAACAACGCGCCCCAAGTGAGCGCGTAGGTATCCCATGTGAGAACCACGGTCAAACGATGTGAAGGCTGTGCGCGTATTCCAAAATGGTGCGGGGTCATGCGTAGAGCCGGTCACGGCGAAGTCCGCATGTTGGTGCGCGGCTGTTGCATCGGTTGGCTCTTGAGTGTCAATACCGCCTACGGAAATAGCGCGACGGTTGATGTCAAATCGTTCACCTTCACCTGCGTATTGGTCGGATGGTCGTCGTTGACTGCTACGACCGTTGAGCGCACCGCCTTGATTGATGAGACGAACAACTTCGCGAGCCGCCGCTTCAATGTCCGTAACACCTTCGCGCAACCCAATTTCACCCATGTCAATTGTAAGGCGGCGAACGAAGTCCATATCGGTCCAATGAGGTAGTTGGTTCAACCGAGCATCAACGATGGTGTTGTTTGTAGCACGCTTACCCTTCAAACAAAGGAAAGCCGAAATAACGCGTGTGCCTTCCGGTGTGTCAAAGAAAGTAGCCGAAAACTGATAGTGTCCACCGCTGTCGTCAATGATGGCCTCGGATGTGTCATGGTCAATTGTTTCGGCGTGGCGTAGAGCGGCTTTGTCAATATCAACAGTTGACTGCGCAACGCGTCCTTGACCAAACTGCGTTGTCTCATCACCGAACGCTACGGTGTGTTCAGTTTGCCGTTTTGATGTGTTGTGTTTGTTTGCCGCGACATTGGATGTTGACATAAATGATTCATCCATCAACCACCATGCTCGGTGTGTGTAGGCTCCTTCAACAAATTGTGATTTTCCTTCGTCTTTGATGAGGTTGTAAGAAACGCTGTTAATGGTTTCTGCGTGCGTGCTTGATGTCGTGGCTTTGTTTTTGTCTTGCGTCTTGAATCCAGCCGCTACATCAAGACCTTCAATCGTTGGTGTTGTAGCGTTGGTTTGAACTTGCATGTGCAAGTCGTGGAATGCGATGAACTCACGGTCATGCTCTACATCGTAAAGCAACACTCGCGCGTGTGTTTCTGTGCTAAGGTAGGGGTCAAGAAACGCAACAACGGGTGCAGATGTGCTGTGTCCAAGTTCAGTCCAATTGAGTTCAATGGTTTTGTTTACATGTTGAACAAAGTTGCGAGCAGTTTCAAGACAAGTATCGCCAATAAGGAAGTTTTCAACAGGGAGAGTGTCGCGTGCTTCAACTCCAAGCGCACCCTTTCCACCATTGAAGCCCGACCATACCTCATATTCGTTGTAAACACCGCGCGATTTACAAAACATTCCCTCAATTGCGTGAGGGTTGGTGTAGTGCATGTTCATCCAAACCGTATCACCGTAGCGCAATCCGCCGGGGCAGTAAGGGTTGTTCCATGTTGCGTTCGCGATACCGTCGGGTTGCTTGAGAGGTAGTTGAGTTGCGCTTGTTGCATAAATGCCAATGACGGTGAGTGTGTCCCCTACCGCGAGATTTGGTGCGCCACTATCAAGAACCGGGTGAGCCACGACCTGCATTTCTCTTACCGCGCTTGTTGAGTTGTAAGTAATTTGATACTTACGACCTGTGGCTTCGTTGATAGCGGCAAACGCGTAGTTGGTTGGCAGGTGTCCTTTGGGTAAATCACCTTCAAAAATGAAGGTCTGTGATGGTAAAAACGGGTTGAGAAGAATAAGTTTGAGGCGCGCACCTTTTGATTGAATGCGAGGCAGATGAGGATTGGCTGTCGGTCCAGCCTTGAACTCAACCGCGCTGACATATTGGCGGAGTCCGTAGTCAAGGTTGCCGCCCTGTGTCATCACGCTACCTCGGTCGTAGTAAAACGGTCGTCGGTATTCTTGAGCAGAAGAGTCGTAGTTGTCGTCGCCTGTTAGCGGGTAACCATCCCCGTTTGGTAAAACACCAATGGTAATTTGAGAACCAACATCAAGCGAAGTAAAGAAATCGGGACTTGAATGGGTTGCGAGTCCACTCACAGAAATGTAAAGCCCGCCCCCGCCCGCGTATTCGTAGTAAGCCCACTCACCGTTTCCAAGCACAACTTTGCGCGCGCGTCGTGTGCTAACACCTTTGACCGTCCCAGCCGCGTTGAAGTTTGATTTGGGAATGCGTTCACTTCCTTCTGCGATGTAGACTCTCCTGTTGCTTCCTTGTCGGTCGTATCGCAACACCGTAGCGCGGATAGGCAGATTGTTGTTAAAACGATACTGATACTGTCCAAAGGCTTCGTAATCATTGGCTGGGTAGTTTGGCGCGCGACGACCAACAGGTGAAGGATTCCATGCCTGTGCTGTCATCGTTGCATCCAAATGCAACTTCATGCTGTTGTCGGGGCCGGGGAACACACCTGCATCCCGGTCTTCAAAGAATTGTTGAGGGAAGAGGGGGATTTCAACAAGCGCGCGTGTGCTGGCGTATTGTGTTCCCAATTGATAGTCATGTTGAACAGAACCAATGGATTGAAACAACCGGTCGTTGACGGTTGTTCCATCCGCGCATATTGAAGAAGTTGCAAACAGCGGGTCAAGCAAAACCAATTGACTCTCGTCTATTCTGCTTTTTGTGACCCAATCAGCAAACGATGCCGCTTCTTGACCGTTAGCGAGTTTGAATGTCCCTGTTCCAACCAAAAGCGTTCCACTTGTGAAAGTGAAAGTGGTTCCGGTTTTGCTTGTGTATTCGGCACTTGCACCGTTTTCCAAATAGATACGACCGGTAGCAGGGAAGCAATAAGTTCCCCATGTCGCCAGCGATGTTCCCGCATTGTTCAATGCTTGAACCGACACGGTTCTTGCGGTGCTGTCCACTTCATTGATTTGCGCGGCACAATCATGACGCGTATTCCATCCGATGCGCGATAATGTCGCGGGGTCCCATGTGGGTTTTGTGTTGACAGCACCTTGACCAGCACCACCGAGTGTGACCGAGACGACAGGCGCGCCCGGTTGAATCTCTTTGACGATGTGCGAATCGGGACTTCCATCACCGCTATACGCCACAGTTTGGTCGGCGACATCGGACATCATACCCTGCCCTTCCATAATGAGATAGCGTCCAGCACCGCTATCATTGACTTGCATTGATGTGATACGCGCGGTAGATTGAATGTATTCAATGGTGAAGTAAGTGCAATCGTTGTGACTAACCGTAGCGGAGGTGACGCGAGATAGTTGCATTGTGCGCTCGCGTTTGCTTGGTTGAACGATGAAAATGTAGGAGTCACCTTCTTTATCGTTGTCAATGATGTCAAACATTTCAAACGCACCACCTTTTTGTGATGCAAACTGTTGACTTTCTTGGTAGTGAGTGGGTGATTCGCCTACGGGTGGGTCGCTTGCGCTTCGTTGCATGGGTTGAAGGTGTAGTTTGTGATAGGCTGACGGGTGGACTGTTATCCCCACACCTTGTGGCGGTGCTTGTGCATCATCACCCGATAAACGCGGTGTGTAGTTGCTTGGTATCCGTGATTCATCCAAGTCATCGTTGTAAGCAACACCACCGGTGTTATCACCCACAAGGTGATGTGGTTGCATAGCAACTTGCGCGTTTCCAACATCGTTTGATGAAGCAACAATCACACCACCGGGTGCGTGAATGGTTGCGTTAACACCAACGGCGTCAGCGATGTGTTCGGCTACGCGCTTGCCATCAATCAACGAACCACCGTCGGGAACCGTTTTTGTGATAAGCAAAGCCGGGTTGCTCAATCCCATTTTCCCACCTGTAAGGTCAACAGCGTTGTAGTGGATTTCAACATAGCCAGCGGTGATACCCGATACTTCAAGGATAGCCACGCGCGATTCTGTTTCGGGCGTAAGGTGTTTTTTGTAAGCGGCGTCGTCGGATGAATCAACACCAATACCACCACCTTTCAACAAAAACGGTTGAATATCATCAACTGAAATTGCAATAACACCATCGCGGTGAGCATCAAGTGAAGCAAGTCCGTTGCGAACAATACCGTTTGTCGTTGCTGATGTTCTAACATCCATAATTCGCGCGTTGAAAGCGGTATGCGAAATCTCAACTTTGCTGTTGATTGGCAACACTTCTTTCAATCCAAGATACGAACCCGCGAAAGTCACGAGAACATCGTCAGCAATGCCGTCAATGGTGCGTGTAATTTCTTGTTCATGAATAGGTGGAAGCATGCGCAAGAAGGGATGTCCTTCCCTGTGAGTGAGTGTGTGCCGTCCTGTGTGGCCTGTTTTAAAGCGTTCAGCAATACTCCACGATGTCGGTGCAAAACTGTTGGTGCTTACAGCAAGACTGCGCGAATACATGAAACCGTGAAACTCATTTGGGCTTTCATCAATCACCATCGCACCTGTTCGGTCAATCGCTTGACTTCCTGTGCCGAGCCGTTGAAACGGTTTTCCTGTCTCGCTGTCAATCAATAAATCGGAACGAACGAGAACCATTGCTGAATCATTAGCGCGATGATAGGTTGCATCGTATGCTGTGCGCGAATGCAAAACACCGCGCGACCCTGTATCGCTGGACACACCAAAGTCAAGGTGGATACTGTCAACGGTGATGGTCCCATCGGTGTTGATTTGTTTAAGGCGAACGCGTTCGGGTGGACTGTTGTTTTGCACACCTGTAAGAACATCCGTTGCTGTTGGATTGATAAGCAGGTTAAACGGCGTGTGAGCCACGCTGATAACTTGTGCGCCACCGCTATGCGCGGCGTTAGCAACGCGGTAGTTACCGAGGCTTTCCAGCGTATAGTTGCTCGCGAGCGTGTCGGACTTACCGCTTACCGTTTCGTAAAGCGTTTGACAAGCGGTGGTCCCAATGGTGATGGTGGTGTCGCCAGCAGATACATTTGAAGTTGCGTAGAACACAGTTTCGTCAACGCTCACCGGCTCTTCAAAACGCCAAAGGCCCAGCGTGCTTGTTGATAACATGCATGGTTTGGCTCGCGCCTCAAGACTTGTTATGTCGGATTTCCAATGAACAGACTCAATGTAACCGCGATATTCACCACCTTGACCACCAATGTAAAAGTCTTGGTCATTGAGGTTGCAGGTGTATTTTTTGTTCATTTTGTGAGAAGCCATCAGTTCGCCATTTACATAGAGTTGAACTTCTTCCCCGTTGAACTCACCGGAGATATGATACAATTCGCGCTGACCGATGTTGTAACCAACATTGTTGGAAATGAACGAACCTGCCGCTGTTGGGTAATTGTTTACACTTGCCGCGATAGCAGTCACACCGTTAGTAAATTGCACTTTGAATGAAGCAACACCGGGAGCATCAACGGTTCCCATCCTCAACTCAAACAACCCTGCTTTGCTGGCGATAACACCACCGCAATCGGGCGAAACCCAAGCCTCAACCGTGAACTGCTTGAGTGTTTGATTGTTAGCGTTTGCGAAACGATAACCGTCACCGTCTTGAAGAACAGGTGCAGATGAGCGCGCAACACTACCGTTTAATTCGCGCTTATGTCCTGTTTTTGTAAAATCACCTTGAGGACAAACAACACTATCGCTCACACCGTTAAAAAACAACGCGTGGCTGGTTTGTCCAATGACCGCCATTTTCAAGACCCCACAATAAAATCGGCTGGCATAAAGGTCAATGAGCCTTCGTAAACATTCTCGCCAGCCATGTAATTAAACGCCATTGCAACAACTGTTCCGGCGATTCCTGTATATTTGTTGGTTGGGTCAAACTTCACACCAACCGGTTGATTGTTTGCAAGCGCGTCTTGTTGATTTGCGTCTGCTCGTCCTGTAATCATGATAAGATTGCGTTCAATGTAGTCTTCTTGAGCCGATGTGCTTGTGATGAGTGAGTTGTAGGGGATTTGAATACCCACGATGTAATCAGCCGTTTGTTTATCGGAAAGCGATTTATCCAACTCAATCAATGAATTGGTATCATCGGGGTCAGCGCGACCTGTGATTGCGGAGCCGGATGTTCCAAGAAGGCTGGCGTTTCCAACATACGCAATAAGGTCTTGCAACTTATCACCCGCGCTACGGCATGATTTGGCTTGACCACCAGCAAACTCTTCGTAAAGCGGAATGTAAGTGAACCCTTTGCTAAACACAGGAGTTGAGTTGTTACCGCCAGCACCCGCTTCTGTTTGTGTAAAAGTTAACTTTGCGTTGTTCGTCAATTCACCGTTGCTGGTGGTGATAGTGAACGCGTCGCTAAATGATGTTCCACCAGCAGTCGTTAATTGTTGAGTGAACGAAGCGGCTTCACATGCAGTCTTAACAGCCGCCGCCAAGCCATCATCGGTGGTGATTCCTTGAATGCCTACAATCACAACAGAAGGCGTATTTGAACTACTGTGGGTGACTGTGCTACTGTCAAAACGAATGCGAACAGGAGTTCGTATGGATGTTTCACCGGTGTAGGTTGATTCAATTTCAAAAAACTTGTCGTGAAGGTCGTCTGCGGTCACGCTACCGCTGGTCATGTATGCTTGTCGCACTCCACCATCAGCGTTTGCAAGCGCGCTAAAATCAACAGAAGCGGAAGCGGCTACCGCTTCAAACGAACTCGCGGCGCAATCATCATCGGCAAGAATGACATTGAGTTTGATGTCGGCTGTGACCATGTTAAGGTCAATAGCATATCGTTCACCAAGAACAGGCACAGGCATAACAGGAACGCTACGCGTCATGTTAAGACTGTAATCGGTTGCATCAACCGTCAATACCGCACCATCATTGCGAATCAACCGTATTTTGGTCATACACCCGACCTCCTGTTGCCGTGAGAGCGACCACCGCGAGACATTTCAGCACGAATAAGGTCGCCAATTTCGCGCGCAAGTTGTTTCTTATCGGTGCGGTCGGTCACACCACCGACATTGATGTTGACAGTCATACCGCCGCCACCGCCGCCACCAAAGCCCATTTCTCCCGCTTTTTCCAAAGGCACAACGGCTTCTTTACCCGATGGGTTATCACCAATCATCGCGAGCGTTGGTCCTGTGACGATACCGCCTTCCGCAAGTTTTGGGATTTTCGGTAAGCCCATCGTGCCGCCACCAAGAATCTCCGGCAGTTCAAACGAAAAGTCTTCCGCGAAGTCGTTGTAAATCCCAATGATACCGTTAAAAATTGCTTTAAAACCACCCCACAAAGCATCTCCGATTGAACCGGGTATGCCGATGAAAAAGTCAATGATGCTTCCAGCGATACCACTTATGAGGTCAACAAACCCGCTTAACAACCCACCAATAAAACCAATGGCTGAAAGAAGACCATTGATAATCCCTTTACCGAGAGCAACAAACCCACCTATCAACCATGAAAAAAATCCTGTGACGCCGTTTACTACCGCTGTTTTCAATTGAGACAATTTGGTGACCACCCAATTGAATGCAAAAGAAAGACCCGCTAAAATCTCATCGCGATAACGAATGACGGTTGCAACCAAAAACAACACAAGAGCGATAACAGCGGCAAATGGAAGACTTACACCTGCGATGAAAAGACCAACAAACACAAGAAGCGCGCTGATGATACCAAGAAAAACACCTTTGATGCCTTCACCAGCACCCATCGCAAACGCTACGAGTCCAGCAACACCAGCGATGACAAGACCGATACCCGCAACTACCGCACCTGCTGTGCCTTTGATAGCGATAGCACTACCTGCTTTCATCAACGCAAACACTTTTTTAACCATCATGAGTGTTCCGATGAGTGTCACAAAGACACCAATACCTACACCAATAGCCGCGTAAACATTATCAAACTCGTTATAGAATATGCGCGCCGCACCTACTGCAAGGACGATGGCTCCGACAATAACACCAACGGTCCCTCCAAGAACAAGGGAGGATATACCCGCGGTCACAAATGCCGCCGCGAGGACATCAAGCATAGACGCTAAACCGCCTTCATCACCTTCACCTGTGATGACGATTAACAACCCCTGCATTGCGTCGTGCAACGGTCCCATGTCTTCTGTAAACTTGAGGACCGGACTGTTCGCGCCCTCAAAGGCAATGGACAATGCGGCCAGCGCAAATCCAACGATGAGGAAAATACTCACCAACGAAAACGCCGTTGTCATTAGACGCGTAAAACGGTTGTTAGCGGTTTGAAGAACTTTATTGCTTATTTTTTGCGCGACACCATGCGCGATGGTGGCGGCAACAAGTTTTTGCATCACCGTCATACCTTTGCGATGTTCTTTCTTTTGGGTATCGCTCATGGTTACATTTTGGCCTGTGATTTTGATGACATTTTTTGTCGCTTTGCCCCATGTCTGCATTGATTTAACCATTTTTCCAATCGGTGAGTTTTTGATTGTGCTTTTCCATTTTCCGAGATTTTTTTCAACAAGGCCGAACTTTTTTGAACTTTGAGAACTGATGTGACCTGCTTTTTCAAGAGTAGCGATTAGCCCGTCAAGTTTCGCGTTGACTGCATCAATGTCTTCGGCCATTTCACCATCCCTCGCTAAACGGCATCGGTCCGTGTGTTGAGCCTACGCGTGTCTTGTTCTTTGCTCCATCGGTCGCTTTTTCATACTCGTCGGCTTTGACGCGTTCAGCCGCGTTCGCCCATATAAACGAAGTTTCAAACGCGCTCATGCTCATATCCCACACTTGTTGAATGCTGATTCCATAATGCTTGGCTACAAAGTATGCCGCCGCGTTGAAACCGTATTCAAGGTCGGGCGACGGTTTTTTGAGAAATTGATATGCTTCCTCTATTCGGTCGCCCCATCCACTAAAGGGTTAGCCAGCAAGTCTTGAGGTTGAGGCAACAACGCGGTGATTTGATTCGCGATGAATGGCCGTAGCGACAACATTTGCGGAATGGTGAGACGCGGTTCAGTTTTGTCAATAGCCTCGGCGAACATGTATTTCCAATAGTTCGCGAGGTCAATGTCAACTGAACCTTCGGTGGTGATGTTGACAAAAGTTTTGATTGCTTCTTGCAACTGCATGAAGGAAAGTTCCTTCACCCACACTTTTACAACCACATCGGGGTCGTTTTCGTCTGCTCGTATTTCATGCTCAACCGCTTGGCTGTTCACCAAGAGGCTCATCGGGTCCGCTATTTTCGGCATTGTCATCACTTACTCCCTCATCACTTGTCGCGGCCTCTTCGGAGGGAGCGACGACCTCGGCTTCAACTGCCTCTTCGGAGGGGGTATCGGCTTCGGTAAGGCGGGTAATGAGTTCCGCCTTTGTGCCTGTGACCGGTAGACCTCGCGCCCGTAGCAGGGCTTTGAGTTCGTCAACGGTCATGGACTCGTAATTGGGTTCGTCAACTTCAACGGGTTGCTCTTCCGTTTGCTGTTCTTCGGGAAATGGGTTGCCGTCAGTCTTGGCGGCTTCGGGATTGAACACTTCGTCAACGGGTTCAGCGATGAATGCGCCTTCTGCAACCGCACGAATACGCAACGCGCGGTTACCTCCAATGTGCATGTCGGACTTCATCAAGCACACCCGCCTTGCTTCTCCATGCATTCGGAACACTTGTTCTTCCCGCAGTTATCGCAACACATCTTCGCGCGGCAACCACTTTTGCCGCACTCGTCACAGCCGTTGCCTTTGATAATAATTGTCCAAGCATCAACCATCGGATTCATTTCGTTCACCTCACATGCGTTGGATTTGTTGCATCGTTGATGCAGACGGCTCAAAAACACTTGAGCCGGTGGGATTCATCGGGAATGCTTGACGGTAGTCTGCACCCGCTCCCGTTTGTTCTGCTCGTTGAGCCAAACGCTGTTGTTTTGCATCGCGTCTTCGGTCCAAGAAACCCTGTTTTGGTGGTCGCGAAATCGCTGACTCTTCTTGTCCTGTGTAAGCCGATGTTTGGAATGAGCGTTCATTACCGACGGATGGGCGTTGCGCACGCTCCGGGTGGCCTCCCCTCATTTGGTGATTTCCGAATCTACGCATGTGTATTGCACCAGCGGGTCGCGTGTTGCCTGTGTCATCGTAGGTTTCTCCGGGGCGTCGCACCAACTGTTGAGGTATCGTGCCTCCCGTTCTTGGCTGACTCGTTCCTTGTAGGTGTGCTTGTATTTCGGGGCGCGCTTTCAACAACGCCCATGCTTCATCTATTGGTTTCATTTCGTTCACCTCACATGTGCAAGAAAGCATCGCGCGAAATCACGCGCACATGTTTCGGCATGATTTTCAACTCACTCTTGATAACACCCTTGTCTTCGGGGATAGGGAGAGGGGCCTCCGAAATGATGTAGTCGTCAACGACGATGATGACTTCTTCGCGGTTTGAACCTTTACCGGCTTTTGTCAGCGTAAGTGTAATAGGTTCGGTGAACTCATGCGTTCGGTTGGTTCGGAACTCGTGCCATATCAAGGGGTCACTTGCGATGACGGTCATGGACAATTCGTATTCCATCGTCTTTTCAATCATGAGGTTGGCGTTGCGCGAACCACCAAAGGGGATTTGCTCAAGCGAATCGCCAGCGGTGTTGCGGTCTTCGGCTTGACTGTTGCCGCGAATCGTGTAGATGGCTTCGGTGTTGTTGTTGCCGCTCAAAGCAAAGTTTGTGACCTGCGCGATGTTGACGCCAAACGAACTGATTTGCCCGTTGTAGAAGAAGAATGGCTTCTCGGTGTTGGGCGCGATGCCAGCCTTCTTGCGGTTGACTGTGGAGTTCGCGGTGTTCTCAAACATGCGGTGCGCGGTGTAGCGGTCGCCTTTGTCGGAGTTCTCAAGACGACCGGTGTCGGTGTAGCAGTAGAGCGCGTCAAAGTTGATGCTCAATTTGACTTCTGCATCTGCGTCAGCCGCGAGTGAGAAGTCCTTCACTTTGCATCCTTTCCAAACGCGCGTAAGTTGTTTGCTGTCCGATGCCGAACCGGGTGCGGCTTCGTTCGCCAATGCATCCGTCGTGTTGGCGTTGTATGAACCGGTGTTACGAGTGCGAATGCTTGATTCAATCGCAAAAGAAGGGAGTGTAGCACCGGAGAAGAGCAAACGCTCCTGTCGGTTGGTGATGGTTCCGTAGTTGGCCGCGCCGACTTCAAAGTTCGGCGAACCGTTGGTTGTGTTTGTCGCTTCATACTTCAAACGCTTGATGGTGTAGTTGCCAAGCGCGTGACTGAAATAGAATGGTTCGTCAACATGGATTCTGCGCTCGGTGAGCGTTTCGTCAACATACAACACTTGACGAATCTCGTTTCGTTCAACATTCTCCATATCTACGCCTGTGCCATCTGCACCCCATACTGCACCGGAAACGGCGGCAGGGGTGTCTTTTGGGAAGGCAACCGTTGTGCCGTCCGCGATAATGATGTAATCACCGGGGTCCGGCTTTCCGGTCATCGTTCCTGTGAAAGCAACATAGGTATCACCCGCGGCGATGTCTTTCTTGGTGTGTCCGCTGGGGTCGGTCATCAGCGTGCTGGGAACATCAATGACCTCGCGACCAAGCGAGTAGTAGAGCCAGCGCGCGCTGTTCATCATCATTTCCATTGACCCACCCTCATTGGAGAATCGCTGTGGTTCTTGGATGACAACATCACGGCCTACACCGACGATGTGCGAGCGTCGCACTTCCACTTTCGTTTCGGGGAGTGAGACGGTCGCCGCGAGGCCGATAAATTGGTCGGTAAGAACAGACTCGTCGGATAAGGCGGCTTGAGCGTTGTAAGTCATGCCTGTGTCAATCGTTGGTGTTCCTACCGTGTCAATAAGCAACTCATCACCCGATGTAGATGCAGTAGACACTTCTTTCATCGCGGGAGAAACCGTGAGCGTGGCTCCTTCGTTCGCGACGATGGTGTAAACATGCCCTTTGGTAGCATTGTCATCGTCGGTAAAACTACCAGCACCGATGACGCGAAGTTGACTGCCAACGAGCATTCCGGCAGGGTAGCGGAGAAGTGAGCCGGTTGAGAAGAAACCCGCCGTTGCACCGCTAAATGTGATGCCTGTTCCCGCCGCGTCGGTTGTAAATACCAATCCGCCGAACGAACCATGCGCGAGAACAATGCCGCACTCTTTGCCGAATGTGACTTCGGATAAGTCGCCTTTGTAAACTGTTGATACCATGCTTTTCGCCCCGCCCTGTCTTACGCGATGAGTTCCGAGAATATAACGATTTCAACTTGGAAGGTCATCCTGTGGAGTCGCTTTGTCCGGTCCGAAAGGTCAGTTCGCATCTTATAGAGTAATCGGTCAAAGTTCGCGCCATCGCCTTTGCGCTGACTGTGAACGATACGACGAACCTCATCCTCCATTTTCATGAGGTGGCTACGACCGTTCATGGTGCGCGCGTCAACGGTGATGTTGATTCGCGTGTGAACAAAGTCGTAGAACACTTCGGGTTGCTCTTCGTTGTGGACTGTTTCGTAAAGGAGGATAGCGTCTTTGTTGGTGAGGTCAAGACGCTTACCGCGACCAGCCTCAACAGTAGTGATGTCCTCAACGATAGGTGTGCGTTGATTCGTGTTGCCGCGATTCCAATTATCCGTAAGGATTTTCTTGATGAGTTCAACGGATTCAAGAGCCAATAATATCCCTCCCTATTGCGGATTGTGCGCGTGCTTGTTTCTTCGCCAAAGCAACGATGTTCTTGTATTCGGGACTTGACTCGTCCATGACTTTTCCGTTCGCGTCAATCAACTCTCCTTCGCTGTTGACAGCCGCTCCGTATGCACTCGCGTTGGCGTCAAGGAAAATGCGACCTTTGTCGCTAAACACGCTGTTCTCACGCGCTTGCTTGACAGGCTCCATAAGAGCCTTCGCAATGGCTTTCTTGATTGCTTCTTTCATGTCATCACTCATTTTGTGTTTGGAATTGTTGTTGTTGCGGGAATGCGTTGGGGTCATTCATTGAATAGCCCTGCTGGTCCAATCCTTGCTCAATATGAGGCATGTTGGATTGCATGTATTCCTCCATTTTTCGCTCATGACACAATTTGCATCTCATTTCGTTAGGGTAAAAATGGCCTACATCAAGACTCCGAAGACCGCTACCGCATGGACACTCCCTCGCGCCGTAATTGACAGGTCGCTGGTTCTGCTGACCTTCAAGTTGAATGCGTTGCAACAGGTTCAACTTTTTTTCCTCTTTCAACAATCTCCATGCATGATTCATCGGATTCATATTATCACAACACCGTCATCACTTCTGTGTAGCGCGGTAGGGCTTCAGCCACTTGCGCTTTGAACAACTGATACTTACTACCCAAGTCTACATTCTGCGTTCCTTCGGGCAACAACACGCTACGGTCATCGGACAGAATCAAATCCATCGCAACTAACTTCGTGCAGATGTCCTCAATGGCTTTCTCCACATACCGCTCTCCGTAGACATAGGACACCTTGACGGCGTTCCATGAGAAGTAAGGGTAGGAGTTGTTGAAGTAAATCACACCCATGTCGTAGTCAGCCCACCAATCGCGAAGACGAGCCTCGTCACCTGTGGTCGTGCCTACATAATCAATTTTGAACTTCTTTTGATTCAGCGTTGCATCGGCAACTGCCGCCGCGCTGATGTCGCCTACGAGGTCAGTCACGCCGTTGAGCGTTGTGCCGCTGATGCTGGTGTAGTAGCCGTAAGTGCTTCCTATGTTGATGATACCGTAGGGAGCCAATCCCGACACGCTATTGACGACGATGGTGGTTGCGGTGGATGACACCACTTTCACATCGGTGCTGGTCGCGCCGGTAAAGGTGATGCCGTCGGAGGTGCATGCATAGGTGGCGTTCTCGCCAGCCTCACCACGACGCATGGAGGTGATTTTGAGTTGACCGCCACCGTAGTCAGCGTTCGCAGAAGCCATGAACTCGTGATGCACATTTGCGGTGGTTGTGCCGTCAGTCTCGGTGATGTCTTCAAACGCAAACGACGGGCTAAACAGCGTGGCTGATTTACCTTTGCGCGCATCCTTGTTGATGAGGTCAGCGAGTTGTTGAGCGGTGCTGACATTATCAAACTGCGCGCGAAACTTAGATGTCCCCTCACCAACCGTCAGCGTCGCCACACCGCCACCACCGGGGCATAAGAAGACCTTATCGGTATCAGCCGTCAATTGCGTGAAGTCATCCACCTTGAGGCGGATTTCAGCCGCGGCAATCTCGCGATAGTCAGCACCCTGCCAAATCTCAAGACGGAGAATCTGTTGCGCGTTGCGGAACATTAGCGGGACAGAACCCACATAGTCGGTGTAGTAGCGACGACGGTAGGGCTTGTAGGTGTCAAAGTTGAGGTATTCAGCCGTCTGCAACATAGGTCGCCATGCGTTGTTCGTGAGGTTGTCAATTTTGTCTTGGGTGCGGAGGATGAGTGTTTCAACCTGCGCTTTCGTGACCCCTTTGCGTTTGCCGTTCGTGAACGATTGAAGGTTTTGGACCTGCGCGTTATCAACCGTCGTGTAGTCTCCTGTTAAAGCATCAGCAAACGAAAGACGAACATTGCCGGAAGCGCGAGCAACGCTTGTAATAGTTCGCTCTTCACCCATTTCGGTATCGCTGGTAATTTCAATCGTATCACCTACTTCAAAGCCAACCAATCGGTAGTCTGCGGGGGAAATGTCAACATGGGTAGAGCCGTCTTCTGCGGCCAAGTAAACAGGGTCGGGGAATGGGATTTGAAGAATGTCAGCAACCTTTTGTGCGGATGTGTAGTAAAGCCTGTCGGGGAAGAGAGGACGACCTTCGCGCTCACCTGTTTGGAATACGGTCGGCATCACTCATCCTCCATTCTCGCGCGATATTCAAGGAACCTGTTTTTCAAGTTTTTCGGCATTTTAGGTAGTCTTCCGTGTTCTTGGTGGAAAGCGTGTATGTCGGGAAACAGGTGGTCAACTCTACCACCGCGTGAGTCTTTGCGAGCGCGACGGAGTTTTTGTTCAAACTCTTCTTGCGCTCGTCGTCGCGCTAATTGGAGGTCGTATTGTTGAACGCGAGGTGTTTCTTTTGGAGCCTGTGCTTGAGCCTGTTGACGGACGCGCTCTTCTTCTGCTTGCATTGCACGCATCTGTGCGGCGGCTTCATGAAAACCAGCGGCCTCCATTTCTTCGGGCGTCATTTTGAGCAAACGCCAAGCCATATCCATTGGATTTTCACTTCTTTGAAAAATGCCCTTGAATGGTATGTTCCTAAAAGTGGGTGTTCCTCTACGACCCGTTGCTCCTTCATAAGAAAAATCAGTCGCTTGAGTCGCGGATTCGTCATCGGTCAAGAAACGACGACCTTCTCCTGTTGCAGTCATGTTCATGCTTCCCCCACTCCCTACATCTCCTACCGCTTGAAAATCAACTTGGTTCGGCATTTCGGGAAGGTATTGCTTTTCGCCTCCCATGTAATGTTCGGTAGCCTCATCAAAAGCCGCTGAACCGGGATGGTGTTCAAGGCCACAATTCACGCACGCTGTTTTTCCATTTCCACTCGCGACGGTTCCGCCGCAATCCGAGCAGGTGTGAGGTTCCGCCGCTAAACCTGCTTTTCCTCGTGCTAACGCAACAGGAACGCGTTTGTCTCCAATGATTTTAATTTGCGCTGTATCAGCGTGTCTACTTCCCGTCATGGGTTTGATACGAGTGTCGTCATTATCGTCTCCATCAATATCACCGCTCAATCTCACCATCAAATCACCTCTTCGGTTTTTGCAAGGTTGTAGTGCATTGGTTTCTTACACGCGCCGCATCGCTCAAGGTAGCAAAAGTGGAGCATGCCGCAGAAGCGGCAACGCGTGCCGGAACCGATGTTCACGATGTCTCGGATGTTGCGCGTCTTCATGTTTTGACGCTTGACAACACCCTTCAACTTGTCGCGCTCATCGGTCTTAACCATTGACTCTTCGGCCTTACGCCAGCCTTGTTTCTCAAGGCGTTGCAGTTCGCTCAAGTCCATGTCGCTCACCTCACGAGGTGACGACTACGACATAGAGGTTGCCCTGCATGGTGTAAGAGGTGATACCCTCAACCGTCTTCCCGCTGGTGTAGTCGTCAAGGACCTTCTGCACGCCACCGGCCACACTCGCGCCTGTCTCGCACCCTTCGTTGGGTGTGAACTCAAACACTTTTGTGTCGGACAAGGTGAATCACCTCATCGCTTGCCGAAGACCATCAAACGACCGCCGCTTGCACCGGGGTTGGTAAATCGGACGATTGTTGCGGTAGTGGTATCAATCGCGCATCCAAGTGGAGTGGCGGCGGCGGCGTTAGGCACAACCGTCACCATAAGAACTTCACTAAGAAAATCGCTCAAATCAGCGGAAGTGTCGCCGCTCGCGACGGTTCCGGTAATCACAATCAAGTCGCCCAAAGTGTGGGGTCTGTTATCGCTTACAAATGCCATATCATTCATCTCCTGTTGGTTCTGCTTCTTCTGCCTCGTTCATAGAGTCTTCGGTGGGGTTAAGGTGCGCGTCAATTGCCGCGAGCAACTTTTTCTTGGTGGACAGGGAAGAGGATTCAATCCCCTCTTCTTCCATCCACGCGAGAATGTCGCCTTTCGTCCATCCCATGTCGGGGATGCCGTCGTTGCCTGTGTCCACGGTCGCGGCTTCGTAAGCGAAGCCTTCAATGAGAAACTCTTTGTTGTTCTCAAAGGATGACCTGTAAGACTCAAGCCACTCCGCGCTAACTTCACGCGGTTGACCCCAACTCCACCAACCCAAAGAACCCATGTTCGCGCCAGCGCGTCGTGGTCCTCGGTAGGTAATCGTAGGCAAGAAGAACACCTCAAACCACGATGAGAAGCAGTTCAGCACCCGTCGTATCGTTGGTTGTGCCGTCGCTGGTCAGTTCAATATCAAAGGTCAACTCAAGCGCGGCGGTCTTGCTCACACCAAGAGAAGCGGTCGCGTCAACCTGCGATGTGTAAACACCAAGAATGGTTGTGATACCTGCGCCACCTGCGTCTTGCGTTGGGTCGTTGGAGAGCGATAGCGTGTCGCCTTCTGCAAGAGCAGAACTCATCGTAAGACCAATCAATCGCGGGCTTTGAGACGAGTTCGTGCCGTCAGCCTGTCGTGGCTCAAAAGGCGTAAGAGTTCCGGGGTAAGTCCCGGCTCCACCTGCCAGCCATGTCGTGCTGTCGTTGTTGCTCGCGCCTGCTTGCAATTCAATGTCAAAGTTCACGGTAGTCGTAGCCGTTCCGCTACACACATATCGGATTCCTCGGTTATCTTTCGTTGTTGCCATTTTTCATCATCTCCTTCATTGTAGGTTGCGAATGCTCCCGCTTGCGCCAAAGAACGAACACCAAAGTTCGCCCATCGTTCGGTAAAGCCCCTCTTGTCCAAGACGGTTAATCGCGAATGGGTCACCCGTTTCAATACCGGATTCAAAGTATTGCGTTGGGATTGCAGTTTGGAACCACAGGTAGTCCGTATCCAAGTAGTAGATGCGCGAAAGAGAACCGCTGGCGGTTGCCGTGTCATCGGGCATGTCCTTCGTTGGAATCATTGGAACGCCGTTGTAGGTTGCGACGATGAAGCCAGCCTCAAGACCGGGAACACCCTTCACACCGTTGAAGGTGGGGGTCACGCGCTTGGAGTCCATGAACCGCTGTTGCGATTGGAGCAATTGCTGAACGCGCATCAAAGTGTCGTAGCCCGTCAGCATGACCTTCGGGTTACCACCACGAGTCCAAATCTGTTGGAACAATCCGTCAAGTTGGTTGAGGGACAAGTTGCGGTTGGTCGCGGCAGTTGAAGCGTCGCCACCAACATCCACTTCCGCGCTGTGGAAAGCGGCGGAACCATCGCGAGTGATGGAATACATGTCGTGGTCGGTGAGCAAGTCAACACCTGCTTGAGTGGTGGTCATCACGGCAGGGTCGGAAGTGATTCGGTCAAGCGATTCAAAGTCGTTGCCTGCGGTGGTGGTGACATCCTGCAAGAGCATTCGGTTGATGTGTTCAGCGTGATGCTTACCCATTTCTTCCTTCAACACGGAGCGCACATCGCCCATACCGTCGTCCTTGTCGGAAAGGAACATGCTCACTTCGGACAAGTCAAAAGTGTGCGCGATGGTCTTGGGCTTTGCGGCCACATGGAGGAACTCCGGCTTGGAGGTGTCGGGAAGAACGCCGTTCTCGGCAATGCCGCCACCCTTCGTGAACGAAGCGCGCTCCGTGAGGATGCGCCATCCACTTCGCTCCCAAGGCTTCTTGGGTAGAATGGAGAAGGCGTTGAACTCTTGGTTGAGTTGCGACCAAACCTTTCGGCCATAGATTGCTTGATAGGTTCCCGCGGTGGTGGACAACAAAGGCGCGTCAGCCTTCAAAATGTCACCTGCACCGTAGGTGTATCCGGTTTGAGAAGCCCCACCGTAGTAGTAACGCTCCATGTCTTGAACTGTTCTTACATAATTTCGTGCCATCAGTATTCCCCTCCTTTGAGTGCTTTACCAGCAAGTCGGTGAACATCGTCCCACGACATGTTTGCAAGGTCAGCAGTTTCGGGAATGGTAACGGTTGCTCGTCCAGCGGACTTTGCAATCATGGTGGAAGTCTCCGACCCAATGTTGTTGATTCGGTCGTTGAGCGCGAGAACAGCCTTCTGCAACTCAACCATCGGTTCGCGAGCGTCAAAGTTGGCCTTGGCGATTGCGTCAGCCTCGGCCTTTTGCTCTTTGAGGAAGCGGTCGGTGAAGTGGCTGTTCAAGTCGGTCTTGAATTGTTGCTCGGTGGCCGCGGCTTTGAACACCTCGTAGGCGGCTTCAATCTCGGATTGCGAAACATTGTTCGCGTTGAGGTAGTCGCCCTTGATGACATTCTTGTTGCCCGATGGCGCGGAGCCAAAGTTGGGCTGGGGTCGCTTGCCGGAATCGTCTTCGCCAGCACCCTCAAGGGAACCTTGCCCTCGGTGGTCGTAGCCGGATTCACCCGGTCCGTATCCCTTGTTGAAGTGGTCGCGAGCCGCGAGCGGGTCAAAACCTGCGCTCTTCGCGGTCTGCTCCAACCACAACAGGTAGTCGCTCGTAATCATATCGTTTCCTTTGCTCATTTTGTCATCTCCGTCGTCGTCTTCGTCGTCTTCGTCGTCCGCATACAAGCCTGTCTCTTTGTCCTCCATCATGGGAGGTTTCTTTTCCTTCTTATCCTCACGAGCATCCATCAACGACTCTTCTTCGTTTCCGTCATCGTCAATGTCTTTCGTGTCAAGAAGGTCATCAAGACCCTTGTCTTTGGACTCTTTGTCTTTCTTATCCTCGTCTTTCTCGTCAAGTTTCTTTGACAAGCGTTCAAGGACGCTTTGCAGTTCGCTCATTGTGTTGGTCATGTTATCACCTGTGTCTTCCTTGAGGATGCGGAATTGTGCTTCGGGGTTGATACCCTTCTCGCAAATCGTGACCTCATGGAGTTCCATACGACGGATTTCGCGGTAGTCTCCGCGGGTTTGGTCGCTCTTGTTGACGCGCTCAAAGGCTTGACCGCCAATGGAGAACGAGCGCAGGTTCCCTTTGCGGATTTCCGAAGCCACTTCACGCGCCTTCTCAATGTCGCCGCGTAGTTTGATAACAACAAACATACCGGTGTCGTCCACTTCGGACTTCCACATGCGACCGGATGAATCGGTGTAGGAAGGAATGACCGTTCCCACTTGGATGTTGGAGTGTGCAAGTTGCACATTGCGAAAACCATCGGCTTTCATGAACTTGCCGAACGCGTCTTTGAGTGCCGAGCGGGTGATGAGGTCACCCTGCTTGTCAACCATCTCAACCGACGCGTATCCAGCAACAACCAAATCATCGCCGAACCCCTTCAAAATGATGGGGTCCGAGGAAGAAGTGGGGGCCGCGAGAATCGCCATTGCTCCCCCGACTTTATTTCATGCTATATCAAGGGAACCCCTGTCAATCGCGATAACACCCTCGTCTTCAAGACGCGCTTCTTCGCCTTCTGTGCTTCGCAGTCGCTTGGTTTTTTTTGCCGTGGCTGGTTTCAACTCATCATCGGCTCGCGCCGCAGGGTCAAAATCGGGGAGTGTTTCATCGTTGATGTTTTGAGTAGGTCCGCGCGGATGTTCGTCGGGGGTTGCATATCCGATACCCAAACCCTGCACACCGGTGCTGGTGATTTTCTCTTTGGCGAGATGTTCCAATCCGCGCTCCGCCAATTCAAGTCCACGCTTGATGACCTCTTCTTCTTCCTCCAACACATGCTTTCGTTTCTTGGAGTGTCCAGCGGGAGGTTCGGGTTCAACTTCATCGTATTCGGGTTCTTCAACATCCTCTTCTTTCAACAACCAAGCCGCTTTTGTTATCCAATACGCTTCTTGGTCCCGCGCTAATCGCACGAGGTAGTCGTTACCCCACACAGATGAGCGCGGCTCAACATACCACAAGCCGTTCTCTTTGCTCGTTTTACAAATCACCTCATCATCAAACGCAGGGAAGCGTATGATGATGTTGCCTTTCTTCATGGACACCTGTTGAGGAACATGATGTTCACCCGACATGATAGCGAGTGTTTCTACGCTGTTGGCCGCGAACGGTTCATTATCGGTGATTTTCGCCGAGCGTATTCGGTAAAGTGGATGCTCTTTGTTTGATGCGCTGACACC